CCTCGATACACGTCTTGTGCCAATTCCTTTGCTTCTTCTTCCGTTGCACCTTTCTGTACAAAATAGCCAAGTAAACTTGCACTACTAATCATTCCTAAAGCGGTTGGTATCATAGAGCCTCCGCCTTTTGTTAAACCTAATTTTCCTAAAATTCCTTGAGTAAATGGAGTAACTCCTTTTTGTAAATAAGAAAAAGGACCTGCAGATGTTCCTGCAGCAGTTCCAAATAACTTAGGTCCCATTCCTCTAAAAAATTGTCCAATACCCGATCCACCTATTCTAGCTCCAATTCCACTAAGACCAGATAGTGGTCCCATACCCATAAGACCTGCTCCACCTAATCCTATTAGTGCCGCTCTACCGACGGGACTTTTTACAATCTGTTTTCCAACATCTAAAACTTTGCCTACAGCTTTTCCAACCGCTTTAAAAGGATTAAAATATCCAGTTCTACTTCCCATTGGGGTTCCTTGAATTATTCCACCGCCAATGCCTCCTGAAATATATCCTTGTCTGGGAACGGCATTCATAATGCCACCGTTTCTACGTAATTGTCTGCGCATTTGTGCTCTTGTTATCGCCATAATAATGTTTCTGGTTGTGTTAAAAAGGCAGGAATTTCACCTGAGTTTATATGTCTATTCGTTTTTCACAAGTAAAGCAAGACTATGTTACTTCTCTTGGCTTAATTTCTAAAGCCGAAAGAACAACATGCAGCCGGTTGGCTGTTGCAGCCGTTACCTTAATCACTTCGCTTTCCTCAGCGACTAAAGGTTGACTGAGTAGTTCTGAGGTTCCTTTTGCGGATATTGCCTTCGTCACAAAAAGGTTAAAAACAGCGGCATCTGTATCAGTTATTGTCACCGTAATGGTATCTGCGTTATTCGAATCTTCCGATACGAGTATAGATTTTATCACAGCCGTTGTCTGACTGGGTACAGTGTACAACGTTGTTGCATCGGTACTCGTTAAATCTGCTTTTTTATTGACGAATGCGTTTGCCATTATGCGATAAATATACCTTCTGCTTCAGCTTCGTCTTTTAAGTCCTGTTGAAATGTGCTGTTGAGTTTATGGATTAAACTATCCACTTCCCGAACGAATGCTTGCTGGGTAAGCTGATCGTATTTATCTCCAGGTTGTGTGAGTGATTGTACAATTCTTGCCATTATCTTCTTCCATCCGGTTGTATATCTAACTTAAACGTTCCCAGTTTCCAGTGCGTTCCCGTACCGGAATTTGAAATCTTTAACGAAGCCGCTCGTCCCCTCGCGCGCGTATCTATTTTCGTTGTACTGGTGCTCGAGGTAAAAGGTCCAAGCGACGAACCACTAGACGACTGGTTAGCAAAATCTCTTAAATTCAAAGTCACGATTGCATCTCCTGTTTGTTGTAAAAAGTCAGGAATAATTCTTCTAATCTTTAGCATAAATTCTCCGTCTCCTGCAAGTCCGCGTTGGTCTAAATCAAAATCTCCACTTTCAATGTTTGCAGCGATAGCCGTTGTCGTTCCCGCTTTCACCTGATTGAATCCTGTTTCGTGTTCAAAATAAGTTGTCACGCCATCGGTATTGCCTACCGTCGAGTCGCTTGTTGCATCGGCATCATACTCCGTTCCATGCGGCTTGCCGAATACCGCTGAATCTTGCCAGGCTGTTCTTGCTAAAGAACTTGTCGTCCATACCGGTCTCTCTGCGGTAGAATCCATATAATTATAAGTCACCGCTCGATTAATCGAGCTTGCTGAAGAAGAGGGATAAAACCAAGTGACTTCTCCAAAAAGGTTATTCAGTCCTGCGTTAATATGCTGTTTGGGCACAGTATTCAAATCATCAAAAACATAATCTTCAACGAGACACGCTAAAGATTCCAGTTTACCAGTATATCTAAAAAAACCATTGTCAGACATCCAGTAAGCCGAGCCATCGACTTCCACCGCTGCATTCTTGCCGATCAGTCCACAACCCGTTCCCACCTGTTGGAAGGAAAAAGTAAAAGGAGCGCCAACAAATCTCATGATGAATAATGCGTTATCCGTCCAGACATAAATAGCGTCACGGCCACGAATCGCTCCAACAATTCTTGTACCATCGGCAATTCTTTGCGTGCCGGCAGTATTCGTTGCTGTCGGCGTATAAGTATTAATATCTTCCTGATCCGACCATCTGATGTACATGTCATCCTGTGTAGATGTCGTTCCAATCGTGGTTTCTGTTCCAAAATAAACCAAGTGTCGATCGGGTGTCGATACCAGAGAAAGTCTTGAAGCGGTTGGTGCACTGGTAATAAGCGTTGCCCGAGTCGAAGTTGATCCATCGGAATCCCATTCAAAGCTTGCGCCATCTGCAATGGTTGCAATGAGCTTGTTGCCAAAATTATCCAGGTGCCATATTCCTGGAGCGTCGATAACGTCTCCTGTTTGCGATGCACCCCATTTTGTATAATCCGTTGCATTGGTGACCGTTGCCCCATCCGAGTGGGATGCGGCTGTACTATTGTCCGCTCCTCGAGTAATACCTGAAATCGTATTCGAGGCATTGCTCGTATAGGACAATCGTTCACTGTCTATTAAAAGGGTTCCTTCAGATGGAAAGGCGTCCGAGCTGGCAAGCGTCAAGCTGGTAGCAGAAGAGTTGATAGCACCATCTAACGTAGAAGTTACTTCTCCTGAAACGGTACCACCCCACTGACCAAGTCCAAAACCGGCTGCCGTTGCCTGAAGGGCAAGGCCAACCGTATAGTAGTGATAAACTTTTATGCCTCCGGAAGTTGTTGCTCCCGAGCCGCTTTCATTCGAGCCCATCTCGATGGTAAGTGTTGTGGTGGATGGGACGGTAGCGACCATAAAAACTTCATCGTCAAAATCGCCAGAACTAAAATCAGAATTGGTAATAGCAGTAAAACTATCACACTTAATAATATCATACTGAGATATACCATGAGCACTCGCAAACGTAATCGTGACTGTAGCATCGCCATTGGTTGTTGTAAAAGCACTCGTTAAGGTTGTTGTGCTTTTGAGAGGATGTATATCATAAAAGATACCTCCAGAATAGACATAAAGAATCCGGTTTGTACCCAGAGCCGCATACTTAATGCCGCTGGCATTAACGAAATGGTGTAAAGCCGTCGTTCTTCCTGTTAAAGTAATATCTCCAAGTTGAGACCAGCCTCCTATTTTTTCAGGGGTGCCATAACGAAAGCGAACATAGTCGCCACCTTGCCACTGGTTTTCTCCGCCAGTCGGTGTGACTTGCTTGTTGAATCCGGGTGCAAATTTTACTTTTTGTAGCATAATTATCTCGCGTTACAAGGTACTCCATTTGAATTGACGAAAGGTGCTTCTGCGAAAGCGGCATAGATGTAAGTTCCGCCACTTGTATTAAGTCCAGTACCAGTAGTTCGTATCTTAAATCCATTACTTAATATTTCAAGTCTACCTGTATCAGTATTTTCTATGTTAGTTTCATTAGCCACAAGTTTATAAGTTGCATCATTATATCCAGCTCTTTTATTATCCATTATTTCCCAATCAGCAGCTCCATTAGTTTTTTTAAACATAGCCCAAGCTGGTCGAAATCCTGTGTAAACAAATGGTCCATCAGCATTTCCGTTTCCTGTGTATGATCCAAACTTGCTGAAGCCTTGTACGTCTGCAAAAACATAAGCTATATAAGTTCGACCTGAATTATTCGTTTGTCCACCACCACCTAGACTAAAAACACTAGATGTTGGATCTGTATCATTCCAATTATCGGTATCTTCTACAGCGGCAGTAGTATTTAATTTCAGAAAATTAGTATTTCCTGTACCAACGTGATAAATTGCCCAGTTTGTTGCGTGACTATATTCTTTAACAAATATCATTTTTGGTACAGCTGAAAGATTATGTGCTGTTGTTCCTGCACTTGCATCTCCTGTATAACCAATTATATCAAGCCCAGAAGTCGCAGATTCTTTCCAGTTCCAAGAGACATAATCTTCTGCATTGGTATTAACTTTAACATCGGCATCCACTTGAAAACCATCGCTTGTAAAAGAATCTAGTGTGTCGGTATCTGTTGTTTCTGCCCCATCTTCCCCAGTTAAAAGTTTAGTAGCACCTCTGACAGAATCAAAAATACAATGATCGTCAGAGGCATCTCTATTTTTTATCCAAACCAAATCTGGTTGCATATCCGTATCACCACCTAAAGTGATTGCATGATTAGCACTTCCATTTCCTGTGTAGAGTTGAACCTGAAAATATGCTTCAGGATCGTCTATTGTTGTATAAGCTGCCATTTAACCTCCGTATGCTCCTAAGTTTTTTGTACATAACGCATAACCTGATTTAGTTGCATATTCAAAATCACCATAGCCATCTGGATCGGATTGAGAAGATGAGTTAGCATAAGTTGGACTACCAAAATTTACGTGTATATAATTAGGAGAAGCAGTGTATGCATTTACAGCAAAAACTGGAAAATACGTGTTATCTACTCTGTCGCTTTCTTCTGCTGTTTGTAAAGCTGTTGAATAAGTATGAACTAAAGAATCGTTTAAATATATTTTGACAACACCAGAACTACTCACACTAAAGGCAACTATATCACCAGCACTACAAGCGGCAATCGTTACACTTTGACTGGTGCCTTTATATCGAACATTATTGGCGTTGGCTGGTTGGTACATATAATCAAAAGCAGTTGATCCACCTTCGGTTTCTTCTCCTGTGATTACATCTCCTCTAGCTTCATTAGCACTTTTTCTTGATAGTCCTACAACATTCGGAATAGCAGTTACAATTTTTACTTCCCAGTAAGCCGCAAAACCATATTTAAAACCCATCGTTGCGTAACAACCTCTATAACCAGCAGTAGTTGTCCGAAGTTCTGTATTACCTTCTGCTACCGTTACACTTGCATTTGTACTTAACTCTACAGAATTTAAAGTACAAAAATTATTCGTTGGTGTATCGGTTGCTTGATCTGTTGCGGCTAGATTAGCTTCTGTTAAATCTGTTCCACCATTGGCATCGTTGCCTAAATTTGCTGAATCTTTAAAGTCTAAATAAAATCCGTTAGTACCAAAAGTTAATCCTGAAACATCTTTCGGTTTCCATATTGTAGGAGAATCTGAATCAAATTCTCCAAAGGAATCTGCATCTAATTGTGCATTATCAATAAGGCATACTTCAGCCATATAACCATCAAAATGATACCCACCATCGTGATCACTACCTAGAGTAAAAGTACCACCATTATCATTTACCAAAGTATCAGCATTTTGAGCTGGATAAGTGTCTCTCGAAAAAGAAGTTACTTGCGTTCCATTGATCCACCATTTTACTCGGTTCGTATCTGTTGCTTGACCAGTATCAACAGCAAGCACGATATGATACCAAGCAGAAACATCTCGGAGCATATTACTAGGTTCAACAATAATATTATTTGAACCAGCTAAAACACCTGAACAATAAATTTGATTATCACTTTCTATTCTAATATGAAAATAATTACTGCCATCTGTTTCTGCTCTAAAAACATATTGTTCTCCTAAAACTCCTCTTTTAATCCAAGCACTAAATGTCCATTTATCTTGATTGCCATCGCCTTGAGTTTTGTGCATTCGTGGACTATCACCATCATTAAACCGACAGGAATTGTCTACTGAATATGCTGTAACTGCTGCTGAATTTGCTGGTATAATGATAGCCACTAAACCGCCTCTGGAAATTCACCTAAAGGTCTTTCCATCACTGGTTCTTCTTCTGTGCCTGTGTTGACGTATTCGTATAAAGCCGCAAGTTCATCAACTGTACTACAAGCATCTATTAAGACTTCCATATCATTTGATGCTGTTCTTACGTTTGCTCGATAAGTTGTGATTGCACTTGGTACTGAATAACTTTCTACATCGGTTGCTTTTATGACATACCAGTCTGTCGGAGTTAATAATCCACTTGCTTGTTGTTTTATAATTTCTTTATGTTTGGTTTTTAATCCTGGAATAACATTATCATCTTCATCTGTTATGTCTGCCAATGCTTTAGCAGTCGCACTTCCATAGGAAGCGGTGACTACTCCATCGGCAAAGGCAAAGGATTGATTGGTGTTGTTATAATACGCTTCATCTTTTTTATTGGTGTTATCCCAAACTACTTCATAAATGCCAATTGCTTCTCTTTCAGCAGCTGACCATAGAGTGAATATAGCTCTTGGATATTGAATATCTCCAAGCGTAATCCCACGATTGCCGCTTAATGTTTTTGTTATTGATCCATCTTCTACTAATGCAAACATATATCTCCTATGATAGTGTTAGGTTAAGATTTCTTCCAACCTCTAACCATTTTGTTCCGTTATATCTAAAATTAAACATATCTCCTTTTGCTGCAGTCGTTGTAGCTGTTGGAGCAGAATCCCCAGTGAACTCGAATACTCCGTTCCAGGCAATCGTTCTACTTCCTGTGCCATCCTGAATACAAACAATAGAAATAAATTGTCCTGTTGTTGGATTGGATGGTGCGTCAAAGGTCGTATTAGCTGTTAATGTGACTTTTGCAACTGGAGAGGCTCTTACATCCCAGTCTTGAGTAGCATCAAATGTTAATGTCGCTTCTTCGATATAAATTCCACCTGATATTTTTGTTAAATTATTAGCATCTGCTGATAATACTTTTGATGCTGCACTTGTTCCTAAGGTTGTAAGATCGCTATAGTTCAGTTCTGTTGCTGTTGAAGTTACATTAGTTCCAGCAAGTGAGAAAGTTCCGCTGATATCACAAGTTCCATTAATATCGATTGCTGTGGCTGTTAAATCAATTTCACCACCACCTGCAATACTTAATGTAGATCCATCAGAAGAAATATGTTCACCGCCAGCTGCATCGTATAAGTATAATTTAGCGGCACCTCCTAAGACTAAATCATCTGTTGATGCGTCCCATAACATAAAAGCACTTGCTGCATCTCCAAAAAACTTTACATCATGTCCTGCATCATCAACACCAACGGTTAATGTTCCAATTTGAACAACGCCATCTGCTGATTCATCCCATAGCCAATAACTGCCAGATGTTGCGCCAAATAATTTTACATCTTTTCCTGTGTCATTGACACCGACTGTTACTGTACCACTAAACTGTGAATTTCCTGATACATCGAGAGCACCATTCAAGTCTACTGTTGTTGTTGTAATTTCTACTTCTGTGTCGGCATCAATATCCAGTTGTCCATCAGTGCTTGAATTAATAAATAAAGCTGTATCTCTTAATTGAAGTTTACCCGCACCACCTACTAATACATCAGTACCATCAAAAGTTAAATTTGCTTCCGCATCTAATTCTGTTGTTGTGGAACCTATGGTAACAAGTTCATTGGCTGTTGCGTTATTAATCGCGGTTACCGAGCCTGTTACATCTTCCCATGCGACAGCTGCTCCTGCACCTCCAGAAGTTAAAACCTGTCCGTCAGTACCATAATTGGCACCTGCAATTCCTATTTCATTATCCGCTGTAAATCTGAATTTCTCAGCCGCTGCTTCTGATTTGCCTGTTGCAAATACAATATCCGTATTATTAACACCCGCCGCAAAAGTATCATCAGCTTCTGCCCATATTGAAGCACCAATTAAAATAGCATCTGTTCCGCTAGCTTCTAAAGGCGCTTGAAAATCTATTCTTCCTAATTTATCTGCATCAACAACAGTTAGTTCACCAGTTGTAAGTTTTAATAAACCAGCACCTGCTGCAGTTGCTCCTCTTACTTCGAATGCATTTTCTGACTGATCAT